CTATCCCTGGAAGGAAATCAAGGAGCCGAAAGCACCGTGTTTGATTGCGATGCGGTTCGGCTCTCCTGTCGGTGTTGTCAACCATACGGCTGTATATATCGGCGGCGGGCGGTTCATACACACCCGTGAGCGTATCGGTGTGAACATTGACAGGCTTTCCAATCCTGCGTGGCGCAGGGTGATCGTGGGGTTCTATGAATATGTAGGTGACAAATAAAATGATTACGCTTGTACTGGTTAAAAATCCCTTTTCTCCGCAGGACGGCAGAGAGGTTAAACATATTGAATATGTTGGCACATTAGCTGGCCTTAAAGAAGCAAACCTGATGCCCGGGATTGACCTTTTGGCAACTGTCAATGGTTGTTCTGTGGAAGATGACACAGAAATCAAAGATGGTGATTTCGTGGTTCTCTATCCTGCTATTGAAAAGGGTGGTAAAAGCGGCAAAGGCATTCTTGGTATTATCGCCGCCATTGCGCTGTCCGTGGTGAGTTTTGGCGTAGGCGGCCTGGTCGGCGCCGGTGCCTGGGGCGCGAGCATGGCATCCTGGGGCGTTATGGGGTATGTTGCTGCCGCCGCTGTTATGTTTCTGGGTTCGACCCTGATCGGAAGGATGACCGGGCAGAAGGTTGATAACGGCAGGTACGGTGATACAGAGGAAGCGACGTATTCGTGGGGCGGTGTTACCACGATGGAAGGGCAGAACAATCCTGTTGCCCTGACCTATGGACTGGTAAAAAGCGGCGGGCAGACCATTGGCAAATACACGATGGCATCCGGCAACAATGACTATCTCTATTGGCTGGTTGCGGCCGGTGAGGGCGAAGTCGAGATTGAAGATATAAGGCTGAACGATAACCCGATCATTTTATACAAGGATGTAGAGTGGGAAGTCCGAAGAGGCACAAATGACCAGAAAATTATCAGTTTTTTTGGGGATACCCATTTCACACAAAATCTGTCCTACAATATGGAAACCCCTGATACCTGGTATGAATCCACGGCGCAGGGTTCAGCCACAGAGGGATTGATTATCAAGATTGAATGCCCTAACGGGTTATTTCATGGTACGGACTCCGGTAATTTAACAACCAATACAGTGTACGTACAGATTCAAATACATGGTTCTGACAGCGAATGGCATGACATTTCAGAGTTTATCCATACCAGGGATGGCTGGGACCCTGCCCGGCAGGCGTATGCCATAAGCGGAAGTTCCACCAAAGCCGTAAGGTGCGAGTACAGGATAGACCGCATTGCTCCGGATGAATATACCGTCAGGGTGAGGGTGACAGGACGGGAGCACAGTGATTCCACAAGGGACGGGTTTAATACCTATTGGACAGGCTTGTCCTCCATCATCTATGACGATTTTATTTACCCGTGTACGGCGTTGCTGGGCATCAAGGCAAAGGCCACAGACCAGTTAAGCGGTTCTCCCGCGTTGAGCTTCAAGAAAATGAGGTCGGTCGTCTATGTGTATGTGAATGGGGAATACACCACGAAACGGGCCGACAATCCTGCGTGGGCCTGCTATGACATATTGCATCAGTGCAGGGCACTAACAAACATTAACACCGGGGATACCGAGTTTGAGGTCCGTGGCGTTCCCGCAAAACTGATCCGGTATGAGGATTTTGCGACATGGGCGGCGTTTTGCGATGAAAAAAATTATTATGTCAATATTGAAATCGTATCCGCCGGCGAACTGATCGATGTCTGCAATGAAAAGGTCGCGCCTGTCGGGCATGGAAGGGTGGTGCGGTTCGGCACGAAGTACGGCTGTATTTTCGCGCACGAACAGGAGCCCGTGCAGATGTTTGGCATGGGTAACATCAAGGCCGGTACGTTCTGCGAAGAATTTTTAAAAATTGCTGACCGGGCAAACAGCGTGGAAGTGACGTTTACAAACAAGGACGCCGACTATGAGCGTGATGTGATCGCCGTATACGGGGAAACCTATAATTCTGACGGTTACGCAAAAACAGCACAGGTTACCATGGACGGCATTACCAAATTCTCACAGGCATACCGGGAGGGCGTTTATCAGTTATTGTGCAATAAGTATCAGCTGCGGACGGTAACCTTTGAGGCCGACATTGACGCCATAGCGTGTACCATAGGTGATGTGGTGATCATTGCCCATGATGTTCCGCAATGGAAAAACAGCGGAAGGGTCGAAAGCGTAACAGGGGCATCGGTGTTACTTCCTTGTGAAGTGGCGGATACAGAATTGAATTATGTTTTGCAGTGGCGGGAATCCGAGACCGATACCATGCATGAAGAGGCTGTGACCATTGTGGAGAGCGGGAACGGATGGACTACCGTTGCGTTGCACTCACCGCTGGCCACGATCCATGCGGGAGATGTGTTCTCGGTTGCTGTTTCCGAAACGGAAAACAAGCTGTTTACGATCCAGTCCATAACCAGGACGCAGGAATTCACAAGGCAGATCAGCTGTATTGAATATGATGCGAGGGTGTTTGAAGAGCCGGAAAACTATGATGGCGACGATGAGAAAGAAAGGGTATTCACTGTTACGATAGGCCAGTCCGCCCATCAGACCATCATCGTTACAAAGTACAAGGCCGGGGTGGACCCGATAGAATACACAGAATCTTTTGCGGAGCAGGAGTTAGGCTGGTTCATTAATGTTCGCATCACATCTGAGAGCGGATACGTTTACGGCAATCTTATCATCAACGGAGAGGACTATGCTTACAGCATTGACGCCCTGCCGTTGAACCGGAACTATTACATCGTTGCGGAAGAGTCGGAAAGCGGCCGGGTTGCCTATATCAATGGCAGTTGTAATCGGTGGAACCTGTTTGCTGATTATTGGTATTACATATTCTATGCCGACCCGCTCTGTTCACAAGGAATCAGCAAGGCGGGCATCATTAACAAGCTGATGCTGATAGACATGCGGCCAATACCGGCGGCTTATATGTGCTGCCTGCTTGGTTCTGACGTTTCTGTCAACTATCAGGACATGTGTACCAACGTATTAAAAGTTGATGTTTCACAAGTTAATGTGGACAACTGCGAACGATTAGAGTATGCGTTTGGGAATTGTACCCCTTTGCAATGGGTGATAGGGCTGGAAAAATGGAAAACGCCTTACTTAAAAAACATGAAGTGTATGTTCGTCAATACGGCCATTATTTATATTGATATGCACGATTGGACAACGCCCAATCTGGTAAATGTGCGGAGTTGCTTTAGTGGTTGCACATCGTTGAAAATTGCCGATATCAGCGGGATCAACACGAGTGGCATAACTGACGCCAGCAGCTTCTTTGGTGGCAATACAGCCTTGGAGTATGTCATCATGGATTCCTATGATATTAAGTTTAGCGGCGACATCGTGATGCCGGAGGGCAACAGCACAGTGAAGTACCTTGTCAAGGAAAGCTATGTGCATGATTACAAAGAGCATCCGAACTGGGCTGCGAGGGCAAGCCGTATCGACAGCATAAGCAATTACAACATTGTGCGTTCAAACGGCAAGATATTTGTCACGCCGAAGGAGATGGGCCATGGGTTATAACATTCCATATTTTTCTGATTACCAGAACTGGTATGGCGTTCCGCAAAACGTATCAAGATTATATGCGGCAATGGAACAGACCACGGACGATAATGGCAACTTTGTGGGGCATATTACCGCTTCGTGGAATGTTCCTGATAATGGCGGTACGTTTATTTTATTGGTTTCTACTGACGGCATAAATTATTATATCGCAAAAAGTGATATAAAAGGCAATACGGCAGAAGTAGATGTAAAACCAAACACGGACTATTACGTAAAGGTTGTAACCGTGCTTGGAAACGCGCAGAGTGACGGAACGGTTTCGGAACTATTATCTGCCGACGCGATACCCGTTCCCAATGACCCCGTTATCATTGTGCGTGAAAGTGGGTTGATAATTGATGTGGGATTAGTTCCCCGGGGATATACCGCTGTTATTACCATTGATGACGGGGATGATGTCGTTGAAGTCGAAACAAATACCCCTGAATACACATATA